GTCACAAATGACGTGACGGTGTTGAGAAATGAGGATGCAATAAAGAGATCAGTGATCAATTTATGCAGAACACGTATTAATGAGAGATTTTTTAACGACTTATTGGGTACATCAATTGAAGATTCGTTGTTTGAGACGAATTTGAGTGACATTTCATCATTTTTAGAGAGAGAAATCAGCACTTTACTCAAAAACTTTGAACCAAGAATAACACTTACTAACGTTATTATTGAATCTTTAGTTGATTCGTATGAATTACAGATAAGAATTGAGTATGAAATTACAGGATTACCTTTTCCGACACAAAATATCGAATTTTTACTTCAACCGACTAGGATATAATGTCATTTTCACAGTTTACTAACCTAGATTTTAATACTTTAAGAGCTCAAATCAAAGATTATTTGAGGTCAAACTCAAATTTTTCTGATTTTGACTTTGAAGGGTCTAATTTTTCAGTTTTAATTGATACTTTAGCATATAATTCTTACATTACTTCTTACAATACAAATATGGCTGTCAATGAATCTTTCATTGATAGTGCAACTTTACGTGAAAATGTCGTATCTTTAGCAAGAAATATTGGATATGTACCAAGATCTATAAAATCTGCTGTTGCAACAATAAATTTTACGGTAAATGCACCAGATGGAGCAAATGCTGTCAAATTAAATAAGGGTTTAGTTGCTCTAGGGTCAGTTCAAGGTGGAAATTATATATTTTCAATTCCTGATGACATTACTGTGACTCCAGATAGTCGAGGAATAGCAAGTTTTAGCAATATTTCAATTTATGAAGGCAGTTATTTAACAAAAACCTTTAGAGTAGATGCTTCACAGACCAATCAAAGGTATATTTTACCAAATGCAAACATCGATACCTCTTCAATTCGTGTTGAAGTTGAAGAAAGTGGGTCAACTCAAGTATATAATGCCTACACGAACATTTTTGATGTAAATGCTGAGTCAAGATTATTCCTTTTTCAAGAAATTGATGATGAAAGATACCAAATTATGTTCGGTGACAACGTTTTAGGAAGGAAACCAGCAAATGGAGCTTTAATACGAGTCAGTTATATTGTTACAAATGGAGGAGATGGTAATAATGCTGCTAATTTTAACTTTTCTGGACGACTAACATACATTTCAAGTGGTACTGATAAAGATATTACTAGTGGTATATCACTTATAACGACCATACAGAGGTCTGAAAATGGAGATTCGATAGAATCTGTGGATAACATTAAATATCTTGCTCCAAGGGTCTATGCATCGCAGTATAGAGCAGTTACACCAAATGATTATAAAAGTCTAATACCCTTTTTATATCCAAATATTGATTCGGTAAGTGCTTATGGTGGTGAAGAGCTTGATCCACCTGAATTTGGAAAGGTATACATTACAGTTAAACCAAAAAATGGTGAAGTTTTATCTGATGTTGTTAAAGATTCCATAAAAAACGATTTAAAGAAGTATACAGTAGCTGGGATTAAGCAAGAATTTTTAGATTTAAAGTATTTGTATGTTGAATTTGACTCAACAGTATCATTTGATACAGGATTTATTTCAGATAAGTTAAATTTACAATCTCGAATATTATCTGCAATTGAAACTTATGCAAAATCATCAGATATTAACTCTTTTGGTGGAAGATTGAAATATAGTAAGTTACTTTCACAAATTGATCGTGTTGATGGTGGTATAACATCAAATATTACTACTTTAACAATGAGAAGAGATCTAAAACCCTCTTACAACCAAATTGCAACATATGAAATTTGCTACGGAAATGTTTTTCATGCTGATTTGGAGGGTTTTAACATTCGTTCCTCTGCATTTAAAATTGAAGGAGTTGATGGAAACGTATATTTAACTGATTTTCCTGATAATGATCAACTCACGGGAACTGTCAAATTTTTTACCATTGATGGAGATACAATTACTTATATTAATAATAATGCAGGAACTGTAGATTATAAAAGAGGAGAAATAAATCTATTTCCAATCAACATATCATCTACATCTATAGATGGTAAGATTGAAATTGAAGTTACTCCAGAATCTAATGATATTGTGGCAAAAGAGAACATTTATATCGTCCTAGATACTAAAGGAAATAGCGAACTCAATTTATTAGAGGATGTTCTTGTTTCTGGTTCCAATATTTCTGGAACAAACTATACACCACCATCTAGTTTTATTAGCAACAAAAAATATACAAGATAACAGATGTCAGATAAAAAAGTTAAAATCTCGAATATTCTTGGTAGCCAAATACCAGATTTTATACAGGCAGATAATCCACTTTTTATAGAATTTTTAAATCAATACTACGAATCTGAGGAACGTGAGTATGGATCAACTTATTTAAGTGATCATGTATCATCATTAAAGAAAATTTCAACTGTATCTGACATCTCTTTAGTTGAAAAACAAACAGTACCTGCACCAAATAGCACAAATCCAGAATCTCCTGTTGTTTTGGCATCTTTAATATATGCATATGATGATGTTATTAATGTAAATCAAACTACAGGTTTTCCAGACAAATATGGTCTTTTAAAAATTGATAATGAAATCATCACATATACTGGAAAAACTGCAACCTCATTTACTGGTTGTGTTCGTGGATTTAGTGGAGTATCCTCTCTTGAAACAGCTGGAGCTCCTGAATTTTTCACTTTTAGTGATACAAATGCCTCTTCACACGCTGCTAGTTCATTAGTTGTTAATTTAAGTTTCCTTTTTGTAACACAATTCTACAAAAAATTTAAAAAACACTTTTTACCTGGTTTAGAAGGTAAAAGTTTTGCATACGGACTGAATGTCGAAAATATTTTATCAAGAGCAAGGGATTTTTTCAGTTCAAAAGGAACTGATACATCTTTACAAATTTTGTTTCAAGTTTTGTATGGAGAACAGGTTGATGTAATTAAACCATTCAATCAAACTCTTCTACCTTCAGATGCAGAGTGGGATGTAACTGATGACATCATTGTGGAGAGTCTAAGTGGTAATCCTATAAATTTAATTGGACTTAAAATTTACCAGGATTCATTTACAAGTCCAACTGCAAGTGGAGCTGTAGCAAATGTTCAAGAAATATATTTAAAAGACAAAAAATATCATAAAATTTCTTTTTCAAAAGGAACGATAACAAATAAATTTAAAGTCTCCACAAAAACAAAAGTGGTTGGCACAGCATCAACTACAGAAGTCACAACTGTTGATTCTACAATTGGATTCAATAAATCAGGTAACTTTTATTACTTAAATGCGGACAATAGATATACACTAGCAAGTTATACTTCAAAGTCAAACAATCAATTTTTCGGATGCACAGGCATTTCAACAACATTTGTTGAATCAGATCCAATTATTGATACTAATTTCATTTATGGGTATGAAAATAATGATTTAACAAAAATCTGCACAATGAGAGTGACTGGATCGATATCTGGAGTATCAGATGTTGTCAATACCAAGTATTTTGATATTGATGATAAAATAAGAGTCAAACATTTAGGTAAGAAAACGAATATTAATGATGTAAAATTCAATACTTGGTTTTACAATAACTTATCATATGTTGATGTTCTTAACCACGACGGAAGTGAATCCTTTACAACTAGGGTTGATCATTTTTTAAAGAAAGGTGATAGAATTGATGTTATATTAAAATCAAGTGGTGAAGTAAAAGCTGCAAATGTAGAAGTTAAAGATGCAAATGAACCAGATAAGTTTAGTATAGAGGTTACAGTTGCACCACAGATTATTGGTGACTATGTAATAAGAAAAAGAGTTACTTCTATTGACAGTAGATTTGGTATTACTTCTTTGATGGGTAATATTCAAAATAGTTTTGTAGATAGTGATGGTAATACTTATATCTCCTTCTCTGGTTATCCTTCATTTGAAACTGATACCACAAACCGTTCAAAAACATTTAATTCAGCAGTTGGAGTTAGCACCAATGCATACACTATTACTGTGGGTGGACATAACTTTACAAACGGAGAACAAGTTTATCTAGAGTTGGGTAAAGATACCAATTCTGGATCTGGATTAGTTGGTATTTCTACTGGATATTACTTTGTTAACGTAGTTGACTCTAATACGATTAAATTAGCTTCAACACAAGCAAATTTATTTAATAAATCATTAGAACAACCTCGTTTTATCGGAATAAACACTTCCACATTTCAAAATGTTATTCATACGATAACTCCTGCTGATTTGCATAAAAGAATAAAATTAAGAAATCAAGATAATTTTAAAAGAATATACAAAAATCCAGTAATATCAACCAATAATCAAAAACTATTTGGATCTATTGGTGTATCTCTAAACGGAATTGAGTATCAATCTCCAATTTCAAGGGATTATATTAGTTATGGCCAGTTAGATGAAATTGAGGTTCTAAACTCTGGAGAAAACTATGATATTGTGAATCCACCAACTTTATCAATTACAGACACTTCTGGAAGTGGATGTGATGCGTATGGTAATTTTTCTGGAAACGTATCAGAAATTATAGTGAATAACAGAGGATTTGATTATGTAAAAACACCATCAGTAACAATATCTGGAGGAAATGGATCTGGTGCACTTTGTGAAGCAAAAATGAAAGGGTTTACTCACAGTATATCCTTTACTGACTTTGATGTAAGTTTAGCAGCAGATACATTTAATGGTGAACATAAATTTTTAAATGGAGAAGAAGTAACATATGTTGCAACAGGAACTCCAATTGGTATTGGTTCAACTAATGTTGGGTTTACGACAAATAGATTATTAAGTGATAGTGCGTATTTTATTTCAAAAAGATCTAATACTTCATTTGCACTTAATATAAACAGAAATGATGCAATTGCAGGAATTAATACAATATACTTAATTGGGAATGGTGATGGAACTCATACGTTTAGATCTAAGAAAATTAGACAGGTGATTGATAGAATAGTAGTTACTAACTCTGGATCTTCCTATTCAAATAGAAAAGTACAAATTAGTTCTCAACAATATCCTCCTACAGACAGAAAGGATATATTCAAAACCATCGTTGGTGTAAACACATTTAATAATTACATATATGCTAAAAATCATAATTTTAAAAATGGTGATAATGTAGAATATGTTTGTACTGGGACTACAATTTCTGGATTATCAACATCCAAACTTTACAAAGTTACGATTATAGATGATAGCAAATTTAAGTTAAGTGACGCTGGAACATCATCTTCTATAGTAAGCACTAATTATGATAGAAAAATATACGAAAGCTTGAATAGTGTTGGGGTAGGAACTCATACATTTAAATATCCAGATATTAAAGTTAATATTAGCAATGATGTAGCAATAGGTTTAACATCAACCATACCAGAATATTATAAAGGATCTGCAGATCCTATTGTTAGAGGTAAACTTGAAGATATATTCTTAAAAAATGGTGGAGTTGGTTATGGAGTAACAAATATAATCAATTTTGTTAGACAACCAAGTATATCTTTCTTAAATGGAAAAAATGCAGTTCTGACTCCAATAATTGTAGGTGGAAGAATTGTTAATGTTATAATTCCAAATGAAGGATCTGAATACACTACCCCTCCAGATCTTGAAGTTGTAGGAGTAGGAACAGTAACAGGATCTTTTGCTAAATTAAAAGCAATAGTATCTGGTGGTAAAATTACTAGTG